CCTCTTATCTGCTTAAAGGAGCATAATATGAACTTTTCATTTGAAATTTCTAATTCAGAGCGTCATTATTTTGACAAACTGGAATATAAATCAAAATTGATTATAGCATTACTTATCGAGCGAGGTTTACCCACGCCTGATTTTGTAATTAACAGTATGTTCGAATTCGCAGAAGTATTAAGCGAACTGGAACGTCTGTTACATATAGCTCCCGCAGGAAGAAGATGAATACGTGCGAGTTTCTGTGAGTACAAAATTGTACTCGTTTTCTAACTCAGAGATAATTTTATGACTATAGGAAATCAAATATCCGATCAAAGAACTTCCGTTACAATTGACGGAACAAGCTGCTTTTATGGAGCTTATTTCGAAAAGCATTGGAGCGGTTCTGATCAAACTGATTTTTCCATACCATATCAGGATCACCCTTATTATTGTGACGTATGGCAGTTTGAATCATATGCATGTAGTTTCCGTCATCCTGATGGAAATACTTATACACATGTTCCTGCACCTGACCCACCCGATTTTGCTGTCGCTCAATGGACTTCCAATGACGACATTGCACTTTTGAATAAGTTAGGTAACAGGATTAGAGGTGGTGATTTCAACCTAGGTAATTTCTTAGGTGAACATCAACAAACTCTAAACTTGGTTGCTACTACTGCAACTCGTGTTGCAAAGATGTTACACTATCTGAAACACGGCCATTTAGATAAGGCCGCGTATTCTGTTAGCGCATCTCTACTTCCGAAGCAGCATACGTTAAGACGTTTTGTTAAGGACGGAAAACCGCTACGTGACCCAAAATTACTTTCAGATGCCATATTAGAATATCAATATGGTTGGAAACCGCTATTAGGCGATGTCTATTCATCTATGGAAGTTTTGGCTAATCGTAATGCAATGCCGTTTAAACATACGTTTAAGGTGCGAAGACTAATCACGGGAGGTAAAATCATAGATATAGGGAATTGTTATGCGAAACACCATGTAACACATGGCGTTAGCATTAAAGTTACTATGTCTACTGAGCCTACCCTACGAGATTTACTTCAACTGAATAATCCTTTAGGCGTAATGTGGGAAGTAACTCCTTGGTCTTTTGTCGCTGATTGGTTTTTACCAATCGGCGGATATTTAGACGCAATTAGTGTGCTTCGCAATTTTACGTTTGATACGGTTGTCAGGTCTGAGCGTGTGAAGGGATCAAGTATTCTATTAAAGTCGCCCCTTGGTCTGAAATATGACCAATTAAAAGGCACTTATAAGCATACTATTCTACATCGCGCGACAGAGCCATTATCGTTTGTAAACGTTTCACCACCAGTGCTTAAAGGTTTTGGTAAAGCTTTTTCAGCTGAACATACCCTAAATGCACTTGCGTTATTGACGTCTACAACTGATGGTTTTAGAAAACAACTTAAGTTTTAAGACTATTGCTATGGTCTTGAAGCATTTTATAACTTAACCAAGATGGTACCCTTATGTCAGCACAAAGCTTTGCTGCAATGTGGATTAATGATGGCCAAGCAACTCCTGTAGCGCACAACTTTGATCCTTTAGATCATGGTAATGGTAGTTGGATGTGGCGCGAAGCGGGAACAGCTTCTGTTCTCGGCGCCGCTCAAATTACTCTTACCAAACTAAAGGTTAAAGGAAATGCGTCCATTGAGAGATGGCGTATCAAATCCTATCTTCCCGCGATGGAAACTGTGACCGGTCAAAATTATGACGGTTATACGGCTGCTCCGAGATTGGCTTACACACTGCAAAGTGTGCATGATTTTATCATGCCAGCTCGAGCAAGCATTGCTCAACGTAACGATCTCTTAAATTACGCCAGGAATCTCCTGAGTAACGCAGTGATTGTTGCGTCTATAAAAGAAGGCACTACACCTATGTAAGGTGTTTGCTCAATTTTATCTTTTGCAATGTTTTTATAATCCTATGTAAAGGACATTAATTATGTATAATCGAAAGTTTTTTGACCTCTGGAAGAAAGATGAATCCTCGAATTTTATTAGAAGATTGGCATTTTTCTGTGCAATGCGCAGCGGACGTTGGTCAGACGAATTATGTAATCTCGTTCAGACTAACAATATCGAAGCGCTTTGCAATTTTGACATTGTTTATACCGACCTTGACCGTACTCAATCGGTCAGAGAATTACGTTACGCTCGACAATGTCTTGCGTTTTATAGTAAAAACTCTGATTTAACGATTTGTGATACAGAGAAGGCTATGTATGAATCATTTGTCAATTCCGAAAAACAATGTCATATTACGAATCTGGTATGGAGTTCTAGATTTCATTCTGAGAATTTATTTCTCAGCGAGTCAGGCCTTGTTGGCGCTGTAGCTCGTAAAGTTAATGAAATCCTGGGCTCTTGCCCCGAGATAAGTGATCTTGACATTGGCTTTGGTCCAGGTTCAAGTGTTAATGTGAAAACTAACACAACATCGCGTTTTAAACTAGACGCTATACCAACATGTTCACGGTTGTTGTCAGATGCTATGAATAGCGATGACTTTAAGAAGGACATTCCACACTATTGGAAAGCTCATAACTATGAGTATACCGAAGTGTGTGCCCAACTTCAATCCGTGCCCAAGAATGCAAAAACTAAACGTTCCGTGATTGTCGAACCTACTCTGTGTACTTTGTACCAAAAGGGTTATGGTTCGTATATCAGGAAACAGTTGAAGCTTTATGGCCTAAATTTAAAATATGGTCAGCAAAGAAACCGCGAGTTGGCCTTACTAGGGTCAACCGACGGATCAATTGTTACTGTGGACGTTAAGAATGCAAGTAACTGTATGGCCGTGTTGCCTGTTTATCACACACTGAATGAAGACTGGTTCGATGCGTTGAACTCAATCAGATCAGATGTAGTGATTTACAAAAAACAGAAAATCGAACTCGAAATGTTCTCCTCAATGGGGAACGGTTTTACTTTCGAATTAGAGACTTTGCTGTTTTATGCAATAGCCTTGGTCGTTACAGAGCGTGCAAACGCAGATACTTCACTTGTTTCAGTATATGGAGATGATATTATTGTCCCCACATCCTGTTATCAATCTCTATGCAGTGCCCTGAAGCTATATGGTTTTCAAGTCAATTATGACAAGACCCATACTAGCGGGTTTTTTAGAGAAAGTTGCGGTGTTGATTACTACCTTGGTAAAAATATTAGACCTTTTTATATTAAAGATCGGTTTACCGATGCTCGCTTAGTAGGTTTGTTAAATTTCGATTTGCGAAATAATAACCTGTTTTACGAGGTACGGAATGAACTTATCCGAGTCGTCAACCCCAATAGTGTTACATGGGGACCTGATGGCTTCGGAGACGGACATTTAATAACCGATGACTTTGATATTAACTATTATTATTCACAGTCTCAAACGCAAAAGCAAGCGTTTAAGAATGGAGATAAGCGAGGTTTATACTTCGACACATTTCGAAAAGTACCTAATAAGTGCGATGACAAATGTGTAATAGGTGACAAATTAGACCCACTTTATCAAATATATGCTAGACCATCTTTGAGACGAATAACTTGTCTTTCTCATGGCTTAGTATTTGACGTATATGGACTATCACATGTCTATTCTGAGCGCATCACGACCGAATTTTATGTCGATCATGATGACGTTAAGGAGGACTATGATCCGTTCATTGTACGAGGTGGTTATAAAAGTCAAAAGATTCCTATATACATGTTACCTTAAATTTTGCCTGTTGGCATAACCAAGATAATTTGTTTTTTGTCCTATTGTTGGACCTTTTATCGAAATCGTTGTAACCAACGTGACGGCATCAATACGGTGTAGATTGTATTGATGTGTTTTAGATGGCCAAG